GGTGCATTGAGTGATGTAGATACTTTCACAATCTTTACCGAAGGTGGTGATTTGAAGATGGCAATTGGTTATTCTTCTATCTCTACAAATCGAGTTACATTTATTGCACAAAAAGATTACGCAGAAACAGTAAAACCAATTTCTTTCTCAGCAAAGTATTTGAAAGAAATCTTAACGGCAAACAAAGAAGCAACATCAGCAAAATTAAAAGTTTCAACTGACGGATTATCTAATGTTGAATTCCAAATTGATGATTTTGTATGTAAATATTATTTAGTAGAAATTTCAAATTAATAAAATGAGTGAACAATTAGATTTATTCCCACAAGAGGAATTACAACAACAAGATGCAGGTAGTATTAATCTGCCTGAAACACAACCAATTCAAGACGCAGAATGGTGTTTTCAATTTTTTAACAATGAACCAATTGTATTTGCATGGTCAAATGAAGGTGAAGAACCTAGTCCATTGACTTTACAATTAGAACCAAATGAAGGTGAAGGGTTAAATTTCCAACAAAGTGGAATGGTATTTAAAATTTTCCCAAGACAAATTACGGAAGAAACAAAAAAACAAAGAGCAGAACAAAATGCAAGTAAAAATAAAGAAGCTTAGTGCAGACGCAGTAATTCCAAAATATGCAACTCAAAATGATGCAGGATTGGATTTGGTTGCAACCTCAATTATCGAACACACACCTACAAAAATTACATATGGATTAGGTGTTGCATTACAAATACCTGATGGATTTTTGGGATTAATTTTTCCCCGTTCTTCGGTTAGAAATATTGACTTACAATTAAGTAATTCAGTTGGTGTAATTGATAGTGGTTATAGAGGTGAATTGCAGGCAACATTTCGTAAAACTTTTGGAATTGAATCAAAGATATATGAAATTGGTGATAGAATTGCACAAATAATTATAATACCTTATCCACCAATTGAATTTAAAGAAGTAGAAGAATTAACAAATACCGAAAGAGGCGAAGGCGGATTCGGGTCAACTGGAAAATAATATGAGTTTTTTCGCAAATGAAAATAGTAAAAAAGAACATAGCTTGTGGGTGGAGAAATACCGCCCACAAAGCCTTGCTGACTATGTTGGTAATGAAACTATCAAAGAAACAATTCAGCAATATTTAGATGCAAATGATATACCACATTTATTGTTGTATGGAAAAGCGGGCACTGGTAAGACCACACTTGCTAAACTAATCGTAAACACAATCAAATGTGACTTTATGATTATTAACGCGTCGGATGAAAACAATGTGGATACTGTTAGAACAAAAGTTAAGAACTTCGCATCATCAGTTGGTTTTGCAGGTTTCAAAGTAATCATCTTAGATGAGTTTGATTATATGACACCGGGAGCACAAGCGATTTTGAGAAACTTAATGGAAACATTCAGTAAGCATTGTAGATTTATCTTAACTTGTAATTACATTGAGAAAATCATTGACCCTATCCAAAGTAGATGTCAGTCTTTCGCAATCACTCCACCGACTAAAAAGGATGTGGCAGTTCAGGTAGCAAAGATATTAGATGCTGAAAAGATTAAGTATGAACCAAAGAATATGGCTGATGTGATTAATTCATATTATCCAGATATTAGAAGAATACTTAATACTTGTCAATTACAATCTGCAAAGGGAGAATTGAAAGTAGACCATAGAGTAATGGTTGAAGCAAACTTTGCAACCAAACTTATCGAATTGTTAAAGGAATCCGATGACAAGCGAAATATGTTTATGAAAATTAGACAGGCAGTAGCAGATAATAGATTAAACGACTATTCGGAAATGTATACAATGTTATACGACAAAGTGGATGAATACGCAACCGGAAATGTAGCAAATGTAATTTTAACAATTGCAGATGGTCTTTCAAAGGATGCATTAGTAGTAGATAAAGAAATCGTATTTATGTCTACAATTATACAAATATTAAACATAATAAAATAATGGAACAACAACAACAATTACCGCCGAATTTTAATTTAAATGACGCAAGAGATATGGATTGTGAATGTGGTGGAAAGATTTTCTTACCAGGTTACAGATTCAAAAAAATTAGTAGATTATTAACAGGTGCACCAAAGGATTCAGTTATGCCAATTGAATTGTATGTATGTGCAACGTGTGGTAAACCTTTAAATGAATTACTTCCACAAGAATTACAAGAAACTAAAATCATAGAGTAATGGCACAAAAGTTATTTGACCATATTAATGCAATAACTACCATACAAGACCCAAAGTATTTTGATAAACTCTCAGAAGAAGATTTGAAAACTTGGAGTAATTTTATGATTAATAGATTTTTATCAATGAAACCTGAATGGGTTGAATTGATTGCGTCTATATTACCTTTAACACAAACTTTGCCACCAAAAGAAATGTATAGTTTGTATATTAATGTTATTCCAAAAGGTAAATACTTTTTGAAATATATTAAAGGAAAATCCGAAGATAAATACGAACAATTTATTGTAGACCTTTTAAAGAAAGAATATGATTGTTCAGAAAATCAGGCAATCGAATATTTGGAAGTTCTTTATGCAAGTAGAGAAGGTAGAGAATATATGAAATATGTTTGTGAAAAATATGGTATAGATAAAAAGCAAATAACTAAATTGAAACTAAAAATTTAATATTTATTAGAAAATAATTTATGAATAGTAGTTTTGAAACGGCAAAAGAACATTTTTTAGAACATGGATATTGTAATGCTTCTTTAAAAGATATTGATTTAGATTTTTATAATTATTTGGAAGCAAATTTCCTTTGTGATGAAGAAAAAAATTTACAAGATAAGTTTTTTCAATTTAGATTTGATGCTGCAAATGAATTCAGATTTAGATATACAAGTAATACAAAATCTCACGAAGATGCTAAGCTTAAACTAAAAGAACTTTTAAGTTCATATGATAGTTCTACAACAAGTCAATGTTGGTATATGTTTAATCAATTTAAACCAAATGAACGAACTATTATTCAAAATGGCATTTATAATATTTGTAAATATTTCTATGATTTACCCGATAGAGGTTCACTAAATAATAATGAACTTGAACTTACTTACTATGGTAAAGGATGTAGATTTCATGTACACCATGATGCCATTACTGAAAATTTATGTTCTATTATTATTTATTTGAATAAAAATTATAATAGAGAAAATGGTGGATTATTATATTTAAATGGTGAGGAAATTGTTCCAGAATTTGGTAATATAGGATTTATGGACTTATCAAAATCCGATATCAGTCATGGTGTCTCTGAAGTAACTGATGGCCCAGGAAGATATGCAATTCTTTCCTTTCCAAAATTAAAACCTATAATATAATTTGGTAAATCCAATAATTTGTCTTATATTAGACTTATTATGGCAAGAGTATCATTTTCACAATATAGTATGTGGCATAACTGTCCACAACAATACAAATTAGCATACATAGATAAATTAGGAGAAAACTCTTCTAATATTCACTCAATCTTTGGAACTGCAATGCACGAAACACTTCAAAATTATTTGGAGAAATGTTTAAGAATATCAAAGTCACAAGCTGACAAGATGATTGACTTACAAGAATATTTAAAAGAAAGAATGAGAGATGCATATCTTAAAGAAACGGAAGGAGAAATAGGTAATACTACAATATGCACTAAAGAAGAAATGGTGGAGTTTTTAGAAGATGGAAATGTCTTATTAGATTGGTTTCAAAAACCCAAAAACTTTAACAAATTCTTTTCGTTAAAACACGATGAGTTAGTAGCAATTGAACAACCTATAAACACAAAGATTTCTGAGAATGTAAACTTTATGGGTTTTATAGATTTGATTATTAGAGATACATTTACAGGTAGATATAGAATCATTGACTTTAAAACTTCTACAAGAGGTTGGAGTAAGTATCAAAAATCAGACCCAGTTAAAAGTGCACAAATCCTTTTATACAAAAAATTCTATGCTGAATTGATTGGTATTTCGGAAGATGTGATTGATGTTGAATTTATCATATTGAAAAGAAAAGTAGAAGTAAGAGAGGATATTCCGACCCATAGAATTAGCAAACACGTACCTGCAAATGGTAAGGTATCAGTTAATAAGGCATGGAAAGGTTTTACGGACTTTGTAGAGAGTGTATTTGATAAAGATGGTAATTATAAAACTGAAATAGAATACCCAAAGAACGCAACCAAACTATGCGAATGGTGTGAGTTTTTTCATAAAGGATTGTGTGATAGAGGATTAAAAAATTTAAATTAAACAATATATATTTTAAAAGTTATGGCAAAAAAGAAGATTCTGTTATTATCAGATGATTTAAGAATGGCAAGTGGTATTGCCAACGTTTCCAAACAATTAGTAATGGGAACTGTTGATAAATATGATTGGGTACAATTAGGTGCAGCAATCAAACATCCCGAAGCAGGTAAGATATTGGATTTATCCGATGATGTTAGAGAAAGAACCGGTGTAAAAGATGCAAATGTAAAAATCATTCCATTTGATGGTTATGGTAATCCAGATGCAATCCGTCAATTACTTATGCAAGAAAAACCTGATGCTATCTTACACTTTACAGACCCAAGATATTGGATTTGGTTATACGAAATGGAGCATGAAATCCGTCAATCAGTACCTTTATTCTTTTATCATATATGGGATGATTTACCAGACCCAAAATACAATAGAGATTATTATGAAAGTTGTGATTGGATTGGATGTATTTCAAAACAAACTTATGGTATTACTAAAAGAGTTTGGAGTTGGGATAAAGAAAAACATTGGACTAAACCGGCTGATTGGCAAGTAAGTTATGTACCACATGGTATCAATTCGGATTTATACAAACCAATTGAAGTTCCAAAAGAATTTAAAAAAGAAATATTTGGTGATAAAGAATATGAATTTGTTTTATATTGGAATAATAGAAACATTCGTAGAAAACAACCAATTGATGTTATTTTAGCATTTGATAAATTTGTTGAAGCATTACGACCAGAGGAAAGAAGTAAGGTATGTTTATTAATGCATACTCAACCTGTGGAAGAACATGGAACAGATTTACCAAGAACAATTGCAGAATGTTGTTCACCTGAAACAAATGTAATATTTGCACCAAATAGATATTCCGAAGAACAATTAAACTATCTTTATAATATCGGTGATGTGACAATTAATGTGGCATCAAACGAAGGATTTGGATTAGCAACTGCAGAATCAGTAATGGCGGGAACTCCTATCATTGTAAATGTGACGGGTGGTATGCAAGACCAATGTGGATTTAGAGATAGAGGTACAGGTAAATTATTAACCGCAGAAGATTATGTTGAAATTGGTTCTTTACACGATAGACATAAAAAAGCAGGTGTAGTTTGGGGAGATTGGGTTAAACCAATTTGGCCAGTTAGGTCAACAACAGGTTCAGTTCCTACTCCATATATCTTTGATGATAGAGTTGATTTTGAAGATATCACTCCGCTGATTATGGATTGGTATAAAATGCCAAAAGAAGATAGAGGCGCAGCTGCATTAAAAGGTAGAAAGTGGATGTTAGGAGATGGATTATTAAGTAGAGAAGCAATGTGTAATGCATTGGTAGAAGGTATGGAAGGTGCATTTGAAAATTGGAAACCAAAAGAAAAATTTAAATTAATAGAGTTATAGTATGAAACCAACATTAGTATTTCAGGCACCAATAGCAACAAGAAGTGGATATGGTGACCACGCAAGAGATTTATTACATTCTCTTTATAAATTGGATAAATTTGAAATCAAAGTTATTAGTACTCGTTGGGGACAAACTCCAATGGATGCACTTAATTATGACAAACCTTTTCACAAATGGGTAGTAGATAATATCATACCAGGTATTGAACAAAAACCTGACATTTATATTCAAGTTACTGTACCAAATGAATTTCAACCAGTAGGACATTATAACATTGGAATTACCGCAGCAATTGAAACAACACATTCACCATTGGATTGGGTACATGGGTGTAATAGAATGGATTTAATATTAGTTCCATCCGAACATTCAAAAAAGAGTTTAGTTGATAGTGTTTACAATGAAACTGATAATAATACAAAACAAATTGTTAAACAACATAGAATTGAAAAACCTGTTGAAATTATTTTTGAAGGATTTGATGAAGAAGATTTTGGAACTGATGACGTTGTACACATTACCCAATTGGATTCAATCAAAGAAGATTTTGCATTTTTATTTGTAGGACATTGGTTAAGAGGTGATTTGGGTGAGGACAGAAAGAATGTGGGAATGATGATTAAGACATTTGCAATGGCATTCAAAAACGAAAAAGTTAAACCTGCGTTGGTATTAAAAACTAGTTCAGCAGGATTTAGCATATTAGACAGAGAGACCACAATTAAAAAAATTAAAGATGTATTAGGAAATGACTATGGTAAAGTAAATGTATATCTTTTACATGGTGATTTAACTGCATCGGAAATGAATGGGTTATACGAACATCGAAAAGTAAAAGCAATGTTGAATTTTACAAAGGGTGAAGGATTTGGTAGACCCTTATTAGAATTTAGTTTAACAGGTAAACCAATATTAGTAAGTGGATGGAGTGGTCAATTAGATTTCTTAAAACAAGGTGCGGTATTATTAGAGGGTGAATTAAAACCTGTACATGAATCAGCAGCAGACCAATTCTTATTAAGAGAATCACAATGGTTTAATGTAAATATTTCAAAAGCATTGGTTGCAATTAAAGATGTTTATAAAAACTACGACAAATATAAAACCGCATCATTTCAATTAGGTAAGCAAAATAAACAAAATTTTAGTTTGTCAAAAATGACCAAATTATTTGATACGATATTAAATCAATATGGTATTTATACTAAAGCACAACCAAAGTTTCAACAGTTACAATTACCGAAATTGAAAATGTTAAATAAATAATGCAAAATTATAATCCAGTATATCGTAAGTTCATTGATGATAAAAAAATTATATCTGGTACAAAAATGACCAGAGGTAAATTTTATTTAGTAAAAGAATATAAATATGTCGATGGTTCAAAAGGAAGTTTTACCGAAACCAACGGCCCTATAATTTATACATTATATGTGTCACAAGGAAAGGACATAGTACATTGTGTTAAAGTATCAAATGTAAATCCGAATTTAATTAAAAAGTTTTTTGGAAAATTTATAAATGAAAAAACTGAAAAATTACAAATGAGAGGTGGAGCCAAAGATTTTTATTCAAAAATTGTAAGTAAAGTACC